GAAAAGTTGTAGGTTTTGCACAAGGTGCATTATTTAGTTCAAATGGAGATATTCCATCTGATTATATTAGTAAACTAAATGATATTATTTCTATTGGGCAAAATAAGATTACAGAAACATATAATAAGTTTAAAAATAAAACTATCGGTGTTACTAATCAAATGTATAAAGAATTAGGACGTTCTAATATAGAGAAAGAATTAATTGGTAATGCTGATAAACATCATGAAGTATTTTTTGAAAAACATAATGGTAAGATTACTAATGATTTTAAATTAAAAAATCCATGAGATTCAGAATCAAGTAAAACTTTAAATACATTACAAGTTAAATATCTTAAAAAATATGTACATTTATTTTATCTTAATAGTAAATATGCAAATAAAGAATTAAGTGATTTTGATAAATTTGAAAAATCTGATGAATTACAAATATTATTAAGTACTGGTGATATAGATAAAATATTAAAAATGCCTATTATAAAGAAACAATCTTTAACTGATTTTAAGAGTTTAACCACAGATGGGTTTAGAAAATTTATCGGTAATACTTGAGATTCAATTTTAAATTCAATTGATTTTAAAGATCAACTTGGTGCAGAAGCTGATGAAGAACAAAAGATAGGTGCTTATAATTCTATTAATGGTTTTGGTAAAATTTATAATAAATTTGATTCTCAACAATCAGAAGAATATAGAAATAGTTTAGTTGATAAATATGGAGTTTCACATTTTGAAGTTAATCTTGATACATTAGTTTTAAAATACGGATTTGAAAATATTAGAGAAAATTATATGAATCAAATATTACCTATTATTGATTCAGGTATTCAAACTATGAAATTCTATGGTTCTCAAACTGGTAGAGTACCAGAAACTGAAAAAGCTATTGAAACATTTTTGGATAAATTAAAAATTTCAGTATTTAATATTTCTCCTATTAAAGGAACAGAAGGTGAAGATTTTTTTAATGTAGTTAGAGCTGCTCAAAAAGCAACTAGTTTTATGACAATTGCTTTAAGACCAGTATCTTTAATTAAAGAATTAGTTGTAGGTACAATAAAAAATGTATCATTTGCATGAAGTAAAATTTATGGAGATGAAAGTTTTGAGATGGAACATTTAATAAAAGCGTATAGTTTATTATTTAGTAAAGATGATTACTTAGTAGTATCTGAATTAAATAATATGTATAGATTTGCTAATAGGGATTTAAATCAAATAGTTGATAAAACTAAAGTTGATAGACGAGGAATTAACTTTTTAAGTAATTTAATGTATTGGAGTAATACTGCTCCCGATTATGTAAATAGATTAACTTTATTTTTAGCAAAGATGGAAAAAGATGGTTGTTATAAAGCACACTCTTTAGATGAAGAAGGTAATCTTGTATATGATCCACGTAAAGATGATAGATATTCTTATTATTTAAATAAACGTGAATCTTATAATTTTAAAGAACATGCTTCTGATATAAAATATAATGACCAAAGAAGTTTGTATTTAACAACATTAGATATGTTTAATTCTGAAATGTTAACTGATGAAACAACAATTTTAACTGAAAAAGATATGTTACCTTCAGCATATAATAATGCTGAAAGAGAAAGTATTAAAACATTTTCTGAAACAGCATATGGATATTATGATCATGAACGTAGTCCTTTAATTAAACATTTACCATTAGGTATTATGTTTGGACAATATATGACATTCTGACCTGCGAAAGTTAAATATTATTTTGGTAAACCAGATTCTAAATCAAAACGAGGTCATATGTCTCAAAAAGTAGATTTAGAAACTAAAGAGAAAATTTATGTAAAATATACTATTGATGAAGATGGTTCTGAAATTAGATTGGAAGTTTTAGAATCAGAATTAAAACCAGGAGATGCAAGAACTAAAGCATATGAATGAGTAGGTGATCCATCAGAAGGATTAATGTATTCCTTAGGTATGACAGTTCGAGAATTAATTACTGTTCAATCTTTAGAAGGAATTGATCCACAAAGATTAAAAAATTCAAAAATAATGTTACATGATTTATTAATGGCTATGATGGCTATATTATTAGGTATTATACTATATAGTAAAGATGATAGTGGATGAGGCGGTGGTAAATCTGGAGGAGGCGGTGCTACAAGTGTATGATCTGAAATGGGACAATATGAAAAAATTGCAACTAAAATATTAATACGTTCTACTAAAGAGTTTAATCCTTTTGGATTATTAACTGATCTTCAAGCAACACCCGCATTTATTACTAGTCTATCAGATGCAACAACTGATTTTAAAAATTTATTTAGTGGAGAATCTTCCGTAGAAACATTCTTTAGAGGTAATTTAAATTTCTTAGAAATTATTCCAAAACCAATGTTAAGATAAAAAAAATACCCCACAAACCAATTAAGGTCTGTGGGGTATTTTCGTTTTATGAATTATATAATTGTTTAGCTAAACTACTTCTTATTCTTCTAGCTTTTCCATCTGATCTTTCATAATATTTATCAAAATTAGCAGCTAATACTCCTACATCTTTACTACCTTGCATAGATTGCCATGCCATTCCACCACTACCATCAGTCCCACTTTTAAGTTCATATATTAAAAATGATAACTGTCCTTCAAATGATGAAGCTGGTAGTCCTTTATTTTTTAAGAAATTAAGCATATTATTTTTTCTATCTAATCTCCATTGAGCGATACCAACAGCTTCTTGTCCTTTCCCTAATTTAGTATCTCCAATAACTGTAGTATTAAATCTAGATTCTATATGTAAATTAGCAGCTATAGCTGTAGCTTGTTCTTTACTTAATCCAGATTTTATTAAATAATTTATAGCTCTTTTTGCGTTTCCTGTCTCTCCTTTAGATATATCTATTTTTTCTCCACTATTAGTTGTTAACATAGAATAATTATCTGTTGGTGTAGAATTATTATTTGGTTCAGCAGCCGGAAAATACTGTTCCATAAAATTTTCATAGTTGAATGATTCTGGTGTATAATTTGTAGTAGGTGATGTTTGACTTTGAGTAATATACTTAGTCATGTATTCGTTATCTGGAGTAATTCCATTAGCTGAATAATATTGATTAATGCTTTGTGGATCAACGTTTATATCTTCTGTAACTGGAGTAAATGTTGCAAATTGATTAGTTTTCATATTGTATTTATTATTTGATTTAACTTACAAAAGTAATTAAATTTTTTAATATAAATACATAAAATGAAAAAAAAATAAGGGAACCCATGACTTACGTCATAGATTCCCTATAATTATTTACAAACTTTAAATTGTAAAAAAAATATAAATTAAATGATATTAAATATCATAATTAATTTATTATTTGTGTTTCATCAGATTCATTCGATTTAAGATATTTTTTATTCATAGTGTAAATAGCCGCATTACCGACTGATTTTTCACGCTCTTTATCTCTTTTGATGCACTCTTCCACAGGGGTATCAAACATCTCAATTTCAAACTCTGATGAAGTATACGCAGCATATTTTTTCCAATATTCTTCATGTTGAGGAGCAAAATTCGTATCATCAATAATTAAAGATTTTCCTAATCCAATTAACGAAATTGCCATTTCTTTTTGTATACGAACAACTTGTTCCTCAAAAACTCTACTCCACTTAAGACTACCTAAGATTTCTCGAATATCATCCTTATTTATTCTTACAAATTCAGGATTATCTATACAATATTGTTTTGCCCAAGTTGATTTACCACTTGTGGGTAATCCTTTTAAAAATATTATTTTACTCATTCTTTTTGTTTTTGTTTTTTCTCTTCGCATTCATAACAAAATTGAGGAATCATTTTTAATTCTCCTTTTGAAGCTTTCCATTCTTCTTCTGTAAAATGTCTAGAGTATTTAAGTATTATATTACATTGTGAACAAAGTAATACAGGATCTCCATCATTTAATTTAAATTTAGCTTTTGCTTTCATTATACTCTTCAATGATTTGGCTAATACTATCTTTACATAAATTAATCTCATGTTGAGGTGATCCACCATCTTCTATTTCGTCTTGACAAATAAAAAATAATTCATAAATCTCTTCTTTAAGCGTAGGATATGATTTAGCGTTTTCTATAACATATCCTTTTAAATTATTCAGTAGGTCTGTTGTCGTTATTAATTGCTTTTAAAAATAATTTAAATAAATATGAGGAATCATCTACTCCAAAATACTTTGCAGCAGAACAATTCCAAATATCTTGATTATCTCTAATCAAATCTTTATTTCTTTGATTCATTTTCATTTTCTTTATTTTTATGATAGTTATAAAACATTGCGTTGGATTGGATATGACCCATGTGAGAAATACCTGTTTCAGAATCAACTTCTTCTCCATCAAACAAAGCTGCTAAATGTCGTTGCATTGATTCTAAAATCTTTGTAGTATCCATACGTTTCATCCAATTTTTTGGAGCATATTTAATAGCACCAAATTCAAGTACTCTTACCATTGGTTCAAGTGATTTAAAATGAATGTAAGACCATTGAAGTTTACCTTCATTAAATCTTGCTGCTTGTTCAGGATTTTGGATAGCTGCTAATTGCTCAGCAGTTAACTTTTTCAACAGTTCAACATTTTTTAGATCAGGTGTTCCATTATAAAATCCTTGTAATGTTTGTGATGTTGACTTTGGACTTGTATCACTTGGATCTGCTGTATAAGGTAGTCTATTGTTTTTCATCGTTTAAAATTTTATCAAGTTGCATACTTAATTCTTGTAACATATTAGGTATATCTTTACGTTGAAGTTGATCATCACAATCACTATATATAGTAACGCAATTTATTACAGCATCAATTATTTTTTCTTTTACTACATAAGGATTAATTAGACTCATCTTCTTTTATTTTATATTGTTTAATATAATCATAAAGATCTTCTACTGTTTGACAAATTAATTCATCATCACTTGTAGCTTCCATTCCAGCTTCACCGAAATCATTTTCGTACATAAACCAATTAATCCAATCTATTCCAAATTCAGTATAATGAGATTTAAAAAATAAATCAATTATTTCATATGATGTACCTAATATTGGATATTGAGATTCCATTAAATCTATTCCGAATTTATAATATTCGTCTTGTTGTTCTTCGAGAAGTTTAATTTTATTTAAAATTTCTACAAATTGTTCTTTATTCATTTTCTTTTATTTTAAAATTATTAATATCAATACCATAAGATAAATTACAATGTGGACATTCAATATAATTAGTATCGAATAATGACATAATTGTATTCATACTATATGAAATATTCATACCACATTCACATTTTAATTGTTTAATTTTATCAAAGTTATATTGTTTATTTATTTTTTTTTCCATGTTCAATTAAATAACGATAAGGAATAAATCCTCTAAAATTATTACACCATCCTCTAGCTTCATTATCAAAACATTGAATACCAATACTTAAACCAGATTCATCTTCATCAATACTCTTTCCTTTAATAAAAGATGAATATTCATTTTTAGTCATTGCTCTTGCGCAATGTTCAAATGGAGACATATGACCAGATGCTAGTAAAGTATCATGTAAAGCAATATCTTTTTCATAATCAATTTCTCCATCAAAAGTTAAATACGATAATCGAGCTGCACGAGCAGTTGCTATTTTACGACAAACTAATTCAAAATCTTCTGGTTCTTGTCCAGATAATTCTAATAATTTTTTAGGATCAAAGTTACCCATAAAAGGCATATGCCATTCTCCTGATCCTAATTGATTAGGGGTAGATTCATTCTGTGCGTCCCACATAGCTTCAGCTAAGGCTTGGATATGTATTTCTGCTCCAGATTCACTTAAACTAAACCATTCTTCATTAGTATTATTTTCAATTCCATAAAAATCTTTTAATTCTAATTTCCAATTTATAGGATATCTTTCTTGTAATTTTTTTATAAAATCTTTACGAGAAAAAGAAATATCTTCTCCTTCTTCATGTTCATTTATAAATTTAGGACAACGTAATTCATAAAATCCTTCAATTTCTGTTACTGTTACTAAATTAGTATACCATAAAAAAGGTTCAAGCAAACGATTAGTTATTTGTTTTGTACAACCAACTGTATCTAAGCAATCTGCTTGATTAAGAGCTAAATGACTTGCATCAATCCATGTATCTTTTAAAAATTTAACAGTTTCTGGAACGGTAATGTATTCAATACCTTGCATACCTGAATGCTTTTTTTGAAATGCAATAGGTATAAATGGATCATTTTCAACCATTTCAACCATTTTTTTATATGGAATTGCTCGAGAACTTGCAGCATTTCTAGAAAATACTCTGTGTGTCATTACTTCAGCATGAATAAATCTCGGGTATGTTAATACGAATGTAGTTATTCTATTTCCTTTTGAGTTTTTAGAATCTGCTACTATTCGTGCATTAATTTTTTGTTTTTCCATTAATGAAAAGAATTAAAAATTTCATTATCACTTAAATTTAAACTATCTTTAGTTGGATATTCGGATTCTAAAATATCTTCATTTTGAGCATCAGGTAATTTCGATATTGTTTCAGGATCTCCTTGAAATTCAATAAAAGGTATTATGTGTTGATCAAAAATTTCTTCTTTAATTAATTGGTTCCTTAATTCAAAAGATTCAACATAACCTCCATTAAATTCATAACCAACACCAATTATATCAACATTATATTTATTACATAAATGTTGAAGTAATTGTAACGGTACTACCCAATCAGTATTAAATTTTACATCGGTAATTACTTCATTAAAATCATTTATATCTAATGAACTATCATTAACTTTAATTTTTAATTCACGACAAAGATCATTTGAAATTGGCATATTAGATCCATAATATGTGATATGGATTATATTTGTACATTGATTTATAGGCAGCATTTCTTATATTTTTTACCACTGCCACAAAGACAGCTATTGTTTCTTCCAATCTTTTGAGTATCTTTTTTATAAGGAGTTAATTTAATTCCTAAAGCTTCTCTTCCTTTCTTTGTGTAAAGTAAACCAGATTGAATTATCTCTTCAGCCAACAGCTGATCTTGTTTCGTTTGTTCAGCAACATCAAAAGGATTTGTTGATTCTTTTGGTGTTTCTTGAACTTCTAATATTTCTTTATTCATTTTATTATTTATTTTATTATTTATTAACTTTTTATTAATTATTTTTAACTAAATTTATTTTGTCAATTCAATTATTTTTATTATCTTTGTGTATTGTTTAATTATTAATAAAACTATCAACATGGAAAAACAAAAACGAATGAGATTAACAGAATCTCAAAAAAATCAAATTCTTGAATTATTTGAACAAGGATTAAAACCATTACAAATGTCTAAAATTTTAGATATAAAACCTACAACTATTTCAGGATTTCTTAGTAAAAATGGATTAAAAACCAATCCTCAATTAGGTAATCCTAATTATTTTGATCAAATAGATACACATTCTAAAGCTTATATATTAGGATTTATTGCTGCTGATGGTTGTATAACCAAAAGTACTTCAAATAAAAATTACGGATTAAGAATTAGATTAAATATAAAAGATAAAGAAGTAATTGAATTTATAAAATCAGAATTACAATCTACTCATAAAATATTAGAGTTTGAACATGTTCAAGGAGAATCTACATTAATTCATGCTATTTGGGCTGTTACTAATGAACATTTATCATCCGCTCTAATTAATTTAGGAATTATTCCTAATAAATCATTAACTATTCAAAATATATTTAATAATATTCCAAAAGAATTTAGAAAATCCGCAATTTTAGGTTATTTTGATGGAGATGGATCTATTTATCACATGAAACATAATACAACTGATTACATATCTATAAGAGGTACTGAAGAATTATTATTAGGTATTATTTCTGAAATAGGTTTAGAAATATATAAATTACATAAACCAGATACTACTTATAGATTAGATTTTGGATCAAAATCTGAAATAATTAAATTTAAAACTATATATGAAAATTCTCCATTTTTCTTAAATAGAAAATTTGAAAAATTTAATCTAAAAAATTCTATTCATCCTTCTTGTTAAAATAAAGAAGGGTGGGGTTGTTGCGTTGAATATCAAAAGGATATAAAGCTTTAAACGGTTCTATCTGTTTAAGATTAAAAGGATGTGTTATAACATGTACTCCGTGTAATGTTGGTATTAAATCAATTGTATTTTGATAAACTGCTGTACCACTTGTACTTTCTCCAACTTTAGGTTGACTAGACTGACATTTACTTATTTCAAAAACTGTTTTTAATATAATTTCTTTATCTTTAGTATCAATATCAATTATCCATTTTTTATCACCTATATTTACCTCAGCTCCACCTACTACTGTTTCATAAGCTCTATAAACATGTTCATATTGTTTAAAAATAGTTCTATCTACAACAGTTTTAATTGTTTGTAAAGCAGCTTTTTCAAAACTTTTAGTATTCAAATTAATATATGCACGAGCATTAAACATTCTACACAATCCTATTATTTCGTCTTTTTTAGAGTCTAAATAATCAAGATTTTTAATATAGTATGTTTTAATACACCGAGCATTATTATTTTGACCACGTTCATGTTCTAGACAATCTTTCTTTCTTTTTAAAATCTGAAGATGATAGAACTCATCCTCAGATTTAAAAGTAAGAAGTTGTTTAATTAATTCAAAATTGTCAACTATCATTATTCATTTATTTTTTTAATCAATAATTCAAATTCTTCTTTCGATAAAAATATTTTTTCTGTATCGGTTAATTCATCATATCCTACACCTAAGTTTTCAAAAGAATATTTCAAGAATATTTTAGCAAATTCTATAAATTTTTCATCAGACATATTCTTATTTTTTAGCACCACATACGGTACATTTACCACCTTTACCATCTTCTTTAAGATTAACTAATCGCATGTTTTTACCATACAATTTATCTTGGAATTCTGCAGCAGGTCCTGTGCAGTTACATGTTTTTACTGTTGTTCCAGCCATAATATTTATTTTTTATTTGTATAAATTAATTTGTCATCACCACTAAATAATTTGAAAGTCGCTTCATCCATAGGTTGGATGAAGGACTCTGTTTTTGTTTGATAATTTTCATCTTCAATGAAATCTACATTTCCTGAAGGAATATTATCAATATTTTGCAATACATGTTCTAATGGAGTTCTTGATTCTATATCAGCTTTAATCCATACTTCTACTTTATATAATGCGTACATAATTTTTTGTTTTATTCAAATTTTGATAACATGGTTGCTTTATTTACTAAACCAACCGTTTTATTTATTTGTACTCCGTTTTTAAAGTACAAAGTTGTAGGAATGTTTCTTACTCCAAATCGTTCGGTTAAGTCGATTTCTGATTCAATATCTACTTTAAAAACAGAAATGTTATCATTTTGATTAATGATTTCTTCAAGAGTCGGAAGCATAGCGGAACAAGGCGAACACCATTCTGCAAAAAACTCAATAATAACGTTCTCATTGCTAATAATAGCAGCCTCAAATTCTTCATTTTTTAATTGATTCATTTTTTTAAATGTTTATAGGTCTTCCTCCATACGAACCGCTTGAAAAATTGGTTGTTGTGGAATTCCGTCTTTGGATATTTCAAAATATTTTACTACACCTTTTTTACCAATAATATCATCAATATTTTTGATATAATCAGCTTTTAATTCTCTATCACCAATTGGTTTTGCAGCAAAAGGTTTTCCTTCTTCTGTTTCACAGATAAAACAAAAATCTTCTTCTCTTAAACCATCTCGATAGTCTACTATTAGAAATTCAGCATCTTGATATTGTTTTACTTTTATCATAGTTGAACCTCTTTTACCAAACTCATAAAACTTATCAGGTTTACGAGCTACTAATCCTTCAAATCCTTCAACAACCCATTTATCATGATAGCGTTGAATTTCTTCCCAACTTTCAGTTAAAACATGATCAATTATTTTAATTTTCTTTGAATTTTCAAATTCATCCATCATATCCATAAGTATTTCATGTCTTTTGCAAAACATCATATCAGGAATAGCTAAATCATATACCCAATATTCTAAAATATTACATCTATCTTCCCATTTTCCTAATCTTGCAATTCCGGAAATTGTTTGTAGATATGTTCCATGATGATATAATTCACCATCCATAGTATAAGTTGGATTTGCTTTTAAAAAGTCATATAATTCATCAGTAATATTCGTTGCTGCTTCATCATAATTTTTTCCACCTCTTGATATTGTTATTACTTTATCAGATTCAGCATCATATTTAGTCATCATTCTAACACCATTCAATTTTCTTGAACACCACATAGGTTTATTTAATACTGAATTTTGACATTGTGTAGAAGATTTAGCTAACATTGGTTTTAAAGCACCTGTACTATCACTTTTAATAGTTGGAACTAATTCATCTATTTCCAATGCAGTTAACTCATCAAACTTTTTATTTGTTAAAGAGTCTAATCTTTTATAACCTTTATCTTGATATTTTTTAACAATACTATTATATTCTAAGTCAGCTTGTTGAATAACTGATCTTTTAGCTTTTCCTCTCTCAATTAAAAGTTCAGGTTGATCTGTCATTTTCCCTTGATATTGTCCAGTAGTTCTATTAATAGTAAAACTATTACCATTTTGCTCTAATTCAGCAATAACTATTTGAACTTTATCTCTGGCATTTCTTGTTACTAAGTATATTTTACTTACTGTCATCCTTTAATTCTTCAAATTTCCATTCAGGTTCACTCAAATCTATCCAATCGTATAATTTATCTTGAATAATATTTTCAAATTCTTGATAAGTAGCGTCATAACCTTTTTCAAATTCTATTTCAGAATCAAAAACTTTTTCGTATATTACTTTAATTTTCATTATTTTATTCCTGTTGAACCTAATCCACCTTTTCCTCTATCTGATTCTTCAAGAACTGATACTAAATTCCATTCAATTAATGAAACTTTAGCTAATCCTATTTGAGCAATCTTATCACCATGTTCAATTTCAAATACATCATCGGAAGTATTAAATAAAATAACTCCTAATTCATTACGGTAACCCACCGTTATTATCTTACAGGCTCTTTATCCTGTAATTCTACAATTTTATATATAGTTGTAGTTTAGACTATATCATCATCAATAATTTTTAAAATTTTATTGAGCAGGGCGCTCGTGTTAGCATTACTATCCACACCATTATGTGATTGGATTTGGCTATTAGTCGTTGAACCTTCAAAAATATTACTATCTAAGCTTGGCTGCTGATTATCCAATTTTGGATTTTCCAGCAATTCACCCTGTTTTAAGACGCCGATTATTTGTTTATATTTATCTATTATTTCATTTTTATTTAAATTATGTAAAGAAGTATGTTCACTCCTAGTTAAAATTTGTAAATTTTCTAAACGATTATCAATTTTTATTTCATTTATATGATGAATATTTTATCCAGGAACTATAAAATACAAATTTTTTAAATTTCATTACTGGGACGTGTTTTTATTCAGCGTCTATTGTCCCAGGTGAATTAAGTACTATAACTCCTGTTTTAAGAGCTATACCACTACGAGATCTAACTTGTATTTCATATCCAGGAGGAAATGATGTAAAAAGTCCTGTTGGAATTAAGCATCTACCACCACTAAAAAGAATTATTACTTCTCTTTGTTCATCATATGCTGCACCTACCATATATTTATCACTAACTCCTCTTGAGAAATCAGCTCTTACATCTTGTCCCCAATCTCCAGCTTTTGCATAAGTTGGAAGTTCATTGGAACTTAAATTAATAACATTAACTTTCATTAAATTTGTTTGTTTTCTTCAGCTTCAAAATCTTTTTTAGCCTGATTTACTAAATATGCCCAATTGCCTAAATCGGCATCGCTAACATTTTTTAATCTATCTTCTATAGTTTCATCTGATATACCATCTGACGTTGAACGAATATGTTTAGTTCGTATATCAGATAACAAATAATTTCCGAAAGATACTAAATCTTCCTCTGTAAAGTATATTACCATTATTCTCTTAATTTTTTAAGAATTTCTAATTTCCAATCTGGTTTTTGTTCACTCCAAATAGCACTATATTCTTTAAGATTTTCATCTTCAAATATAATTAAAGGAACACTTCTTGTGCCGTGTCTTTCCATCATTTCACGACATTTTTTTCTATCTTTAATATAACTGATATTATATTCTTCAAGGATATAAGGTATATCAATTTCAGATATAATATCAGTTATAAATTTAGTATCATTATTGAATATTACTTTAATTACTTTCATTATTTTTTAAACAAATAAAGATAAAAAATAGAAGTAATTAAATCTAATATAAGGCATATTAAAAATAAAGTATCTCTTGTAAAATTTTTATCCATTTCTGGCATTTCTTTAATTCTTTTACTTTCAATATAACCTTTCATATCTTTAACGTACCATAAATATAATAGTGTTAATGTAAACATTATTCGTATATAGTTTTAGTTATTTCTCTAGGTATTACTTCAATAAGTTTATCATCATAATTATTATTAACATAATTAGATTTAAACCAACTTATTTTAAAATATTTACCATCAGATAAACGTTTAACAATAGTTTCTAATTCTTCATAACTTTTGTCAAGATCATAATAAGTAACTATTTCGGTTATATATTCAAAATCATTTGAAAAATGATATTTTATTGATTTATTATTTTCATCAAAATACTCATTATATGTTTCAATTTCAACACTATCCCAATAATCCCAATAACATAATGGTCCGATATCAAACTCGGTTGCTTGAATAATTTCTTTTTCCATTAGACTTTTAATAGACGATTAATAATCATAGTTTTCTCAAACTTATTCATTAAATCTTTTTTATCATCAGTCACTATTTGAGTAAAGCTATTGTAAACATCAAACAGACTAGGGTCCAAACCTTCAGGAATATAATATTCACTATCTTGGTCAATAAATAATTGTTTGTATGCATCAACTGGTGTAGAAACAGCAATTTTTACTTTACCAAAACCATAATCTTGATGATCCATAATCGTATTATGAATCCAATGACCTAATAATGCTTCTTGTTTTTCAATATTACTTCTATCAATAATAGTTTCTTTCATTCTTTTCATCGTCACAGCAAAATCATTAGTTTGCTCCATCAACATTTTAACAGAATTATAATTAATGGGATCTCCAGGAATTAATTCTTGTACATCAATCCATTGTGGATTAAATACTGTTAAATTTGTACATGCTTGATTTAAATAACCCCTATATATTTTAACTACAGGTCTTTTAACATCAATACCATATAAAAATCCAATTACTTCATCATGATTATCAATTGAATGTTCTTTTGGAAGAACAGCTTGAATTAATACTCTATTATAAGTTAAATCTTGTGCGTCTTTACTATATGTCATTTGTTCAGGCATTTTAACCTGAATTCTAAAATCACTAGTAATTGCAGACATCCTTTCAATAAAAGGTTCTACATAATTTTTTGTTTGGTAAAATTCTTTATTTTTTATAATTGTTGGTTTACCTTGCAACAATTCTGAGATACTTACATCCATTATAGGTTATCGTATTCGTTGATAATTTCTTTGTATCTGTTATTTATTTATTATATTTCCATATAAAACCATATGCTGTAGTTTTAGCTTCTCGTAAGTTTTCATATATATTATTTCTTTTAAAATTTGTTTCTTGTTCAATTTGAGAAATTCCGTCCCATTCTTTAATAAATTCATTTTCTAGAGTATATTGTAAAATTGATTTACCAATTTTTACTGAACGTACTTCTATTAATTCTTTTGTCCAAATAAAATTTCCAGCATACTGCATTTTTCCATTAGAACATTTACTAATGTTCCCACGACTAATATTTAAAGTTTCACCAGCTTCTTTAATAGAATTCCATTCTTTAATAAATACTCCATTTAAATCATATTGATATACTTTTTTAGTAAGTTTAGCTGTACGTTTTTCAATAGATTCTTTAGATAATTTAGTTCCTAATTTAGCTTGTCTGCATTTTTCTTTAGTTTCATCAGTTCTTTTAATTCCTAACGAACTTTCAGCAGTCGGAGATATATTTATATCAGGTTTTAATGTATCAATATAATATTGTTCTCTTTCAATACATTTTTCTGGTTCACAAAGTTCTATAATAGAAAAATTTATATTTTGACATTCGTCAAAATATTTTTGCATTTTATATGAATGATGAGAATTAGGACCTAATAAATCCTTTAGATGAAGTTTCCACCGTTTTTCAAAGCCTTTTGAAGCACTTCCAATATAGATGTGCTCATTTATCTCAATTTTATAGATTCCAGTTAAAGTTTTATCATAAACTCCATAATTTAAATTTTGTTGTGTTTTCATAATTTTTACAGTTTTAATATAATACAAAATTACTACTTTTGTTTTATATAAAATGTATAGGTAAACATTTATTTAAATTATGAAGTTTAATGACATTTTAATTTAATTTTCTAAAATTAATTTAAGACAAGTCTTGTTTCAAGGATACTATCGCCATCTATAATGTCCATATCACAACTCGCACGTGTATTACCAAAGTTTTTATGAATCCATTCACTAGATCCAAAGAATGACGCAACAGATTTATATCTGAATCGCTTAGAATAAGTTGTTGCAGATTGATGTAAATCACCTTTAACAAAATGGATATTTTTTCCATGAATGTCATTATAATCTAAAAATTCATTAATTTGATTTTCAGTCTTATCATTGATTACAAGTGGCATATTTTTAAATACATCTTTTGCATCTTTACCATGACATAATACAAATGTATGACCTTGAGCTTTAAAGTATTCTATATATTTTTCAAATATAGTTACTTCAATTTCTGGATTAAGTATTGCTAATATACCTTCTAAAGATTTATTAGCTATATATCCAAAATCTCCATCATGATTTCCACCTTCTACAGCATAATATTTAATAGAACTAAAATGTCCACAAGAAGATAAATCAGCAAAAAATTCTGCTATCATTTTCAAATAGTTTTTAAACTGTTCTTTATTATTCATATTTTGTGGAAGTGCATGACCACCTCTAGTAGTCTCACCATTATAACCATCAAGAGTATCTCCAATATTACAAACAATAATATTTGTAATAGACATACTAGCAGAAAGTTCCATAATTCTATTTGCGATAAGTGTTAATCTATTTCTTGCGATATCAAAAGTAAATTCATTTTCATAAATTGAACTTTTTGAAACATCTGCACCAATATGCATATCACTTAAATATACAATAAGAGCTCTGCTACTTGTTTTAGTAGGTTTTCTTACTTCTAATTTAATATCTAATTTTAATTCAGATAAAAAATCTTTAAAGTTTGCAATTTCTTGTTTAAGATTAAAATACTTACCAGTCATTTCTTTAAGCTTATTTTCAGTAAGTCTTGTACGATCTTGTTCTAGTTTTCTTAAAAAATCATTTTCTTTATTTTGAAGAGTCAATGTTATTAATTCATCAATAGGTTTTTCCTCCATAACATGAGGAGCTACTGGAGATACAGCTTTTGTAATTCCAAATGCTCTCAGTATTCTTTTGAAATCTTGAAAAGTATAATTTGGAAAATATCGAGAAACTGTACGTTGTGACAAATTAGATCCTTCAGAAGAATAAAGTCTATACATCAAATCAACTTCTTCTCTAGACATGGTACCTTGTAATGGTTCTTTATCTCTTATGAATATTTTAAATTCATACGAAGTAATTTTACCAACAAGTTTACCATATACTTCAACTGTTTTATCTTCTCCACGAATTGTTTTAATTATAGATCTTTTATCAAATGATTCATCTATAGACTCAGCTTTAATTGTTGTTTTACTCATTTTTATTTGTTATAAGCTATTACGCTGTTAGTTAGAATGAAATAAAAAAGGTCAACAAACTAATGTTAAATTAATCTGTTGACCTTTAAAATTTTAACGTCTGTTATTGACGGCAATAAGATTCTGTAAGCAGGCGCTTTGCGTCGCCACTATTTGTTACTCTTGTACGAAGAATAAGAATTTACCTAATTTGGCAGATTTAGAAGGTGTATATTGACCGTAGCCAGCATATTTTTGTCCTTCAGTTACTTCCTTAACGATTTCAATAACGTAATCTTTTTTATTGATTTCGATTAAATCTTTCATGATTTTTAGTGCAGTTTCTTTTTTGTCAGCACGAGCTTCAACAGCTCCAACTGAAATAACTTTCACATTAGGTATTTCTACTTCTTTTAACTTAGTAGCTTTTTCGCCAGTTTTTTCACCAGCTTCGTCAAGTATATCATATTCTACTTCGATCATCTCTCTGTGGAATGGTACTTGTACGTCTACTTCTTTTGTTTCACCAGTTTCTTTATCAGTGATAACTTTCTTTTCAGTTACATATTTAACTGTCAATTCAGCTTCTTTGATTTGATAAACTGTAATTGCTTTACGTTTTCCAATAGTTGTTTCATTAATCACACTATAAGGACGTAAGCGAGTGTCGTCCGATGCATTTTCTACAACGATATAAGCTCCAACAAGTTTATTTCTTTTTACATAATCTGCCACGAAAGCGTTAAGTGTTTTTGTGTTCAAAGGTGAACCTGCTTTCTTCCATGCTTGAGTTGCGTTTTTCAACATCTCTAACTGTATATCTAATCCTGTTGCTTCTAAAGCTTTTTCTTTGTTGTAGCCTTGTGCTTCTACTGTTCTCATTTTCATTACATTTAAAAAATTTTTTAATTATCATCTGTTAGTAAATCATCTGTTTTAATTATAGTACAAAGGTACGACTTTTATTTGAATAAAAATCCCTCGATACTGTTAAAATTTGTTAAACGCCCAATTTAATTTTGTTTAATGGAGAATTAAGATAATTTTTCTTCTCTTTTGGAGTTCTAACTTTGGTTATGGCATCTTCAATGACATAATCTAATAAATAGATACAAATATATAACTCCTTTAAATCCGCTAAAGAACATTCATCAGATCTCTCTACTAATAGTTCTAAATCTTTTTCTGGAACATTTTTATGTTGAAAGTATTCTCTTCTTGTTTGTTCATTAGGTAGAGGAATTTCAATTTTTAAATCAATTCTACTTGGTCTTAAAAATGTATCAGGAATCATTTCAGTATTGTTAGTTGTTGCAATAATAACATGATGATCTAGATGTGTTTTACCATCTAAAAAATCTAAAAGTTCTATTTCAACTTCATCATACTGATCTATATCTTCTAAAATAGTAATAATTGGTGTATCTGGCTGAATTTTTCTAAACCCAGTTCTTACAAAATCAATATAATTATCAAGATTTCTATAACCAGAAACTTTAAATACAACTCCACCCATTTTCATAATCTCATTTGATAAGATAGAAATGATAGAACTTTTACCTGTTCCTGGAAAACCTTCTAATAAGATTCCTCTTTTGTGTATTAGTTTATTTTTTTTATATAAATCAGCTTTACTCCAAAATAATTTAATTTCTTCTAATAAATCTATTGTTATAGAATCTGAGAAGACAAATAATTCATCTGATTTAATGTCAATTTTTTTACAAAATAAACCTTGTTCACGACTAAAATCAATTACATAAACGCCAGGCTCAAGAGCTTTTTGTAAAGTAATGTCAGTAGACGCTCTAATCATATCTTTTTCTTTTACCCAAACAGACATTGTTGTTTTTTGAGATTCTTCATCTGAAGTTATTTCAATTGGATTTTCTAAAATAAAAATTTGTTCGTTTAAAAAGGAAGCCATGTATCAAGTATTTCTTTAATTTTGTTAATAATTTCTTGTGAAGTTTTCATCCCACAAGCGTCAATTTTTTTACACCCATAAGACATATCTTCAATTATTATAGACAAAGATTCAAGAAATTGATAAAATCCTGAATTATCTTTTATTTGTCCTGTAATAGACATAAGTAGTTTTAAAGGTGTCATAGTTGCATCTTTTTCTTTCATCATTTTATTAGCTAAAGCAACAAGAGAAATTAATACTAGCTTATCATTCATATTATCTGAGTTAAATTTACCCAAAGAGAATATTTTATTATAAGCACTTAATTTATCTGTATACTCTAATACTTCAAATCCAATAACTAAAGATTGTACTGCGTGTTTATTCATTTGCAACAAGTATTAATAATTTCTTAAATTCGTCAAGACCTTTCTTAATTTGTTTACCATCCACAGAATATATTTTTGTTTGATAATTAGGAATAGTTTCAACAACTACCATATTAGCTTTATACTTGTAATTAATACCGATATGTTTATAATAACAGGCTAATAACCAAAAATACATACCCATTTGTCTATAATAATGATATTTTTGAAATGAACCATCATACCATACTTTATTATCATCTGGTTGTTTAACCCAATTACCCATGAAATATTTTACTGGTTTTCCAGTAGTTTTTAAATCATTAAGAGTTAATTCTTGAGTTTCATGATTAACTGTAAAGTTATCAAGTTTAGATTTTAACTTTAATCTAACTATTTTTCCATCATCTAATGTTACATTAACTTCTGCAAAGATCGCATATTCATTAAATACTTCTGCATTTTCAAGTAATCCTTTAGGATAAAGCAATGCTTCAACTTTTGGATTTTCTGAAATGCCGAGCATACACTGAGTATACTTTTCAAACATAGGTGTAGATAAATATATTTGTTCTTTATCAATTCCTTTTTTAAGAAGTTGTTCGTATTCTTTTCGATCTTTCCAATAAGGTTCACAAGCATTTAATGCTGTTTCAATTCTTTTATCAGTCATTTTACCAGCATAATAATCTGCATCAATAGATATTTTATCAATAGTTTCCTTTGATATAGTTCCATTAACAACAAAAGGAAATGCTTTAGTAGCAAATAACCCTAATTTACCAGTAGGTTTACGAATAGGTGCGATGTGATATTCATCAGGTTGTAACACCATAGCATGAACACTAGACCCTAATTCAAAAGATTCATTATAATCACCAGAATATCCAGCCTTATATTTTTCTAATGAACCACCTTCACTTGGATCTATTAAACCTAGTTTAGAGTTGGAGACATAATCTCCATACTCTTTACTAAAGTATCGTTCGTCAGTTAATTTAACTAACTTAATTGATTCGGGAATGATTTCTATTGTTTCATTCATTTATTTAATTCATTTATTATTTCTTGTTCACTCATTAAATAATTAATTTTTATTAAAATAACTTTATCCTTATGTAATTCACAAAATTCTTCTAATATTTGATCTCTATGTTGTTGTTTTCAAATGTGATTCAGGTGTCTATTTAAATTCTCCGTGAATTGGACAAATAATAATTATTGGTTCTTTACTTTTATAATAATTAGTTAATGAATAATCGTAAAATGTTCCATGAATTTGTAATGCCTTACAAACTCATTCCTTTGTTGTTAATTTTCTCATAGTTTATTTTCTCAATTTCCGCCATAAAAGTAATATATTTGAAATATCTAAAGTATAAATTCGATACGGAGTTTTAATATGTTGATTGTGAGGAGCGTCCATTAATAAACAAAATATTCCGTTTTTGTTACATTCTTTAAAAGTTACATATTTATCATCAACAAATACATCACAATTAAGTTCTTTAAGAATTTCAATTTTACTTTTCCCCCATGCTACCTGATGAACATTACTACGTCCAGGAATTTTATATTTTTGTAAAGATTCAATAGTCCATTTTTTAGAAATACCTCTAGCACTTACAAAACCTGCAGGAATAAAGTTAGGTCTATTCTTAAGAGTTAAGTTCATCCAGAATTCTTTTTCTTCAGATAGAATTTTAAGTCTATCTTTCATTATTTTAGCTGTACTCCATCGTTTAGGAACACTGCAATTAAAACGTTTTGCATAATCTTTATGCCAATCAAATATTACGTCATCAATATCTAAATATATATTCATATTTTTTTTATTTTTTAAATTATCTACTATGTATTTTTTTGAGATTCTACTCCTTCATTATAACCTTCATTATAACCTTCAGAATAAGAACGATTAATTATAAAACTTAGAATTTCTTCCATAGTAGTATCATAATTAAAAGTTTTATCAAAAGTTTTATTTATTTCTTTTACAAATTCTGCAAACATTGGTTGTAATTCCATTATTCCTTTTGATTTTTTAATAATTCATAAAAAAATGATTTAGGTATAATTGCATACTCACCATGTGAAGTGATATTTGTATTTCCTTCTTTCTTTTCTTGAATATTCCATAAGATACACAAAGGTTTATCTTTGAGACCAACTTCAGCATTAATTTTTTTAACGCTTGGTGTAGTTTGTGTTTTCTTAGTTTGAATATAACAAGGAATGACATTATCAGGATCTGAAATATCTATTTTCATATCATCTAATTTTTTAGATTCACTTCTTGCTGTGCATATATTTTCATTACCAGTTAACTCTTTTAATTCATTTACAATTTGTCTTTCATATGTTGATCCTTTTGTTTTAGAATAAGCAGCACTTCTAGCTTTTTTTGGTTTTACAATCTCTTCTACTAACTCTGTAGATTCTTCTTTCTTTTGTTTAGCCATTCGTCTATTAGATTAAATGTTTTAAATGTACCATATTTTTTAACATAGTCCGTAAAATCTTTTACTTTAGGAACTAACAATACTTTTAAACTTTTAAACTTCTTACGAAACTTATTAGCTGATTTTACTCCTGGTAAATCTCTGTCATATAAAATATATATTTCATTAAATTTACTTTCAAGTTTTTCATATTGTGCTTCTGTTAAAAATAAATTCTCACTATTTGGAGCAATTGCAGTAATACCAAATTCATATAAAGACATTACATCTTTAAGTGATTTAGTTACTACAATAAATTCTCCTGATTTAGGTAACTGTTTAGCACCTTGAATCATAGTGGAACTCCAATTACTAAGAAATCTATAATTTCTTTTTGTTGGAAAATATATTCGCCATAGTTCATCTCCATCTGAATTTTCTCCACCGTAATAACCATAAATTGGTGTACTTTCGGTAGAGGAAGTAAAATAGACACCATTTAAAAAAACAGATTTTATAGAAAAT